GAGAGATGGTATTATTATCTGCGTATATCAAGAAAGCCGAGAAAATCGCTGCAAAGAAGGCTCTCGCGTCAAAAATTGCTAAAAAATCAAAGGCTTCAAGATCGCCGATAAAAAAGAAGATCCATATACAGTGGCTTCTTCAATGATGAAAAAAATACTGATAATGAAAAATCTATGTCTGGAGGTAGAGTTTTAAATATACGCGGTGGTATAGGTAAATATATACTAAAAGACTGGATACCTCCTGAGAAATTAAATATTAAAATGTTAAGTTCAAATCCAAATAATAAAGAAGCTATAGAATTATTAAAATCAAAACCTGAAAAAATAGATTGGGATGTCTTCTCGGCAAATCCATCTCAATATGCTTGCTATAGATTTATTAAGAAAAAAATGTTAATAAAATAAGTTGGCAAAGGTTATCCACAAATCCAAATGCTATAGATTTATTAGAAGATAATAAAACTAAAATAGATTGGGATGCATTATCTACTAATCCAAGCATATTTGACGAATATTTAGTATAAATTTTATTTATATATATAGATAAACTCTATATTATTCTAAATATATTCATAATAGGTCACTCGTATATGCTTCTCCGTATAATTCTTAGAAATTCATATCATGTATAACAGAAGTATCCTAAATGTATTCCTAATAACTTTATGAACAATTTAGCAAAATAGGGTGGTGAAGCACAACATATTTGGGGTAATTTTTATACTAATAGTCGGTAGTAAATTAAGATTGGGATATGTTATCTTTAAATAATTGAAGATTTAAAATTGCACAAAATATTTATTTTTTATTGTGTATTATTACATTAATCCATTGTCTCAAACTCACGAATCTTTTAGGTAATATAACTTATGTAACTTGTGACTAACTTATGAACCTATAATACAATTAGATAGAATGAATAAAAAATGTTATTTCTGTATTATAATCTTATTATAGTAGTAAAATAATTTCTTCGTTATTTTATAGAAGAAGAATTAAATGAGTTATAAAAAGGTTAAAACTGTTTTTATATTTGATAAACCGAAATGTATATACATGAAACCTAAAGGGACAAGAGAATATGTGAAAAGCAAAGGCGAGATGGTATTATTATCTGCGTATATCAAGAAAGCCGAAAAAATCGCTGCAAAGAAGGCTCTCGCGTCAAAAATGGCCAAAAAATCAAAGGCTTCAAGATGGCCGAATAAAAGAAGATCCATATACGGTGGCTTCTTCGATGAAGAAGATAAAGAAGTCGGAGGCAATGAAGAATATGAATACGACGAAGGAAAAGAATTGGAAGAGCAACTACAGTCTATGTCTGGCGGTCAAGGTTTTGAAGAATTAGTATCTAAAGAAAATATTGATAAATTAATGAGTTTCTTGAAAACAACTGGAGGTAAAAAAGTAAAACGTGTTTCAAAAGCCAAAAAAGCTAAGGGGCCCAAAAAATTAAAACATGTTTCCTCGGTAGCTTTAATGAAACGCCGAGGTATAAAAAGACGCGGTGGTGTAGGTGGAAACTTAGGAGAAGATCAATACAACGATTAATGTTCAATCTTCTTGACGTATACAAGAGTGTAATATCCTGATGTAATATATTGCACAAGTACTTCTCTCTCATAACAATCAATTATTTTTTTACACGTAGGATTATCGCGTTCATAAATCTTTTTTGCGTTATAGATGCGATTGTTTCTCAAAATCTTCTTAATCTTAGGCAATTTCATATATCTTACCATTGTATAAATATGCTTTCGTAGTTTATTATTCGCTATGTCGTCGCGTTTTTTAAACTCGTTACTATTTTCTCCCGCTTTTACTACATATTTAAACCTACATATATTCTTATGCATTCTATCGTCTATAAAAGTGTTTAATCTCCAACTAAAATAATCTCTGTATGTTTTTACAAATATATTATAATCATCTTCATCTACAAACTTCGCAATAATTTCTACAATATCTTCAGGAATTTCTTTCAAGTAATTACGTTCATCCATGGTGTAGAATTCACGAATTTTTTTGTTGCGTAACTTGCGTAACTTGGGTGTATATCAGGGATCTATAAGATAATTAGATAGAGTGAATAAAAATATCAATTTTTTATAAATACGCAACAAAAAAAAACATTTTAATGATATAAACAAATGACCAAATTAACCAAATATATAAAATGAGTTTCAATAATCTATTGTTAGAAAAATATAATGTTAAATCATTGATATTATCAATGATTTTCTCAAAAATAATCAAAGCTAGCAGCTATTTTACATTATAGATTTAGGAGAAATTATAAAATTATACGAAAAATAGGTTACTAATTTTCGAAATATTAAACATTATTATTTAGTGAAATACAACCCAAATCCGGTTATTTTAGATTTGTTATCTTGTTTAGGTACTTATTTTGATTGTACATCTGATAATGAGATTAAATAAGTCATCGAATATACAAATAATCCAAATAAGATAATTTTTGCGAATCCTTGTAAAATGTCGTCACAAATAAAATATGCAAGGGCAAATGATGTAGATATGATGATTTTTTGACTGCGAAGAAGAACTTTATAAAATCAAACTGTATCACCCTTATTCCAAGCTTTTACTTAGACTCGCGGTAGACGATACAAATAGTATATGCTAATTTAATTCTAAATTTGGATGCAAATTAGAAAATATAGAGAAATTATTTACTTTAATGAATACATTAAAATTAAATCTCGTCGGTTTTAGTTTTCATAATAATAAATACGAAGATTCGAAAAAAGGATATATAATTAAATCAAATAAAGATCCGATAAGCAAAGAGGTGAATATAGCCCCAGACTTTGATATGTTTCATACAAAATGCTTCACAATCCTATAGGCGCTAATGTTAGAGTAATGCCTCCTCCCAACCCCAATTTACAAGGAATGCAAAAGAATTATATGAACACTGAATTTTAGAAAATACACCATATTCTATGGATACTAATTTTAGAGGAATGTCTGTAGTAAATGATACAAATATTCCCATCGTTCCTATTATAGAAAATATTAGAGATAGTAGAGATATAGAAGTAAGTTGAGCTATCGGAGCAAGAAGAAATATAGGGGTAATAGGATGAATCTGTTCTAAATGATAATAATATAGAATTTACAGAAAATAATAATGTTATTACAATCATACATCCACACACAAAAGAAAAAATCAGGAGAAGTATGGTAACAAATAAAACCTATTTTCAAAAAGATTGGACTACATCTATACCATTACAAGATATAATAGCTTGGTATAAATCTACATCAGCATCATTTTCCAAAGAGAAGCTTTATTTACAAGTATTATTTTCTGAAAAAGATATTGTAAAAGGATTAGGAGCAAGATGGGATATTGATAAGAAGAAATGGTATGCATCTGATACCTCTTTTAATAGAGAACAGTTTTCAAAATGGATAAAATGATTTAAGATTTTAACACAATCATAATGTAATAGTTACGACAGTATATCTATTCAACATCAATAATGCTATGAAGCTCTATTATTTGTAAGGTAGACGTAGGTGGTTATAAGAACCTTATTTTCTGCGTTTATCTTGTTTATTGTAAATCTTCAGATACATTACGCGATGTATCCAACCATAATTTATAGGTATCAAACTTTTGATACTTCCTTGAAGACACAAAGTAATGAACCTGTAATGAATATTTTTTACAGAACTTTGTGCCATTTTAAATCTTCAAGGGTGTAAAAGATAAGTATTCTACTTTTATAAATATTATAGCAACCGACCAAAAATATCAAAAGGAATATAAAAATAAAAAGTATAATTTTATCAAAAAATATAAAAAATTGATAAAGATATAGAAGAGTATTTATCAAATACACTTGTACGAGGTCAAGAGTCTGCTAAAAAAAAACTCATTATTTAGTAAAATAAGTCGCGCAAGCGGAGGAATGCCTCCTAAAAAAATTAAGCAAATTGATCATAAACAAGCGATTATTGATAATCTAAAGATATTGGCTGAATATGAGAATTTAAATAAGGAGCCTTTTAAAACACGAGCATATAACAAAGTTATTGAATCTGTCGAAATATTAGAGGAGCCTATTAGCAATTTGGAAGATTTTAAAAAAATAAAAGGAGTTGGTGATAAAATTGCTCTAAAAATCAAAGAGTTGATTGAAACAGGAAAAATAACTGCTGTAGAAAATGCCTTAAAAGATCCGCGGTTTTCTCTACAAAAACAATTGGGAAAATTATATGGAGTTGGCCCTGTAAAAATAAATGAATTAATGGGTAAAATTAGCTCATTTGATGAACTCTATAAGAACCCCGATTTATTAAATGATAAGCAAAAAATAGGTCTAAAGTATTACAACGATATGGAGCTCAGGATTCCTATTAGCGAAGGTAAAAAGCATTACAAGATTATTGATAAAACATTCAAGCTCACTAATGATAAGATAGAATTTGAACTTGTAGGAAGTTATAGAAGAAAGAGTAAAGACATGGGTGATATTGATATACTAATTAAAAATAGCGAGGATTTAATTCTTAAAAAGCTAATAGCCAATTTAGTAGAATCGGGATATATCATAGAGACCTTGGCGAGTGGAAAAAGCAAATTTATGGGATTATGCAAATTATCACCAGATTTGCCTGCGAGAAGAATAGATATCTTAATTGCCGAACCATCGTATTACTATTTTGCATTACTATATTTCACAGGTTCTTACAGTTTCAATATTTATATGAGAAAAATAGCATTAGAAAAAGGATACTCGTTATCAGAATATGGCTTGAAAGGTAAGGATAACAAAATAATAGATACGAGCGATATCATTAAATCAGAAGAAGATATATTTAAATTCTTAAATATTCCATACGTAACTCCTGAGAAAAGAAGTATAGCATGATATTATAAGTTATACAATATTGTAATGCATCTTTCCTAAATACTCATTTTGTATATCATATCCTCTTATCTGATTATTCTCACTAATATCAGGTAGCCCCTGTATTTTATACAAGGGGCCTTTTTTAACATCCAAATCGTTAAAATCTGCATTTTCGATATTTAATTTATAATTATCTATATCTACGATATTAGTTTGTGCAGCCAATAAGTTCTCTTCTGTTATATATGGTACCGAGTTATCATCTGCTTTATCATTAAATATATTTTTTTTCTTGGGAATATCCATAGAACACTTATAGCCATGCTTACAATGTTCCCCGCACTTATCATGATCTTTCGCAGAGCAACCGGATCCTCCAGCGCAGCAGGATGTATCTTTAGTCTCTGAAGCATCTGATGATTTTACGAGGGTTTCTCGTTTATCTAATTCGTTTTTCTTCTTTATTTCATCACTATAAATTCTAAAATATATGATAAGAACACAAAGTGTTAATATGAAACCTGTTATATTATCTATTAATATAAGTATTGATATACAAAAAATTGCAATATATAGTTGAATAATTGCATCTTTGAATATTTTTTTTAAAGGGATATCTCTGATAATTATAGTTACAAACAAAACAATAAATGCTAATAATCTTATAGAGTTGATTATCATTTTTTATATATTCTATTATAATTCATATAAAAAAATGATATATAATATAATATGTATAATAATTAATAAATAATTTGAATGTTGTCTATTAATGGTTATAGTATAGCTAAAAAATCTCTTAGCACTGAGCAAATTGATAAAATTAAAAAGGAACTTACTATGAAACCACTGGTCAACTTTGATATGGGAATTAAAAACAAGGACGAGGAAATCACATTTGAACTGTATAGAGATACAGAGAATAGGATATATATTCCGAGATATTATGGTTTAACCAATTTTGGTGTTCCTAAAGTTTGCAAATTAACTGGTGGTGCAGACATTTCTGTTGATTTTATTGGTAAGCTAAGAGATGCTCAGATCGAACCTGTTAAACACTTTTTAGAGGCCGCATACAATCCTCAAAAGATGGGCGGTATTATTTCGGTTCCGTGTGGGTTTGGTAAGACTATCATGAGCTTATATATAGCATGTCTAATAAAAAAGAAGACTATGTTCATTAGTCATAAAGACTTTTTAAATCAACAATTTATTGATACTGTTAAAGAGTTTGCACCAGCAGCAAAAATAGGAATCATTAAACAGAAAAAGGTAGATACTGAAAACAAGGATTTTATCATCGCATCATTGCAATCTCTTGCTATGAGAGAGTATGATCCTAAAATCTTCGATGATATAGGGTTTGTAATTATAGACGAGGTACATCATACGGGTGCTCAGGTATTCTGTAGAGCATTTAAGAAACTGAATACGCCTATTATTCTGGGGTTGTCTGCAACATTGAATCGCAAAGATGGGATGCGTAAGGTATTTGAGTATTATATTGGTAGTTCAGTATACTCAATTAAAAATAAAGAATATACTTATGTAGATGTAAATATTCACAAGTATTATGTTCCTAATATTGAATACTCTATCGTTAAAAAAATGTGGAATGGTAAAGAAAATATTGCGGCTATGATTAATAACATCTGCTCTTTTAAACCAAGAAACGAATATATTATCTCGATATTAATGGATATTTTGAAAAAAGAACCTGATAGGCGTGTGCTAATTTTAAGTGAACGACGAGGGCAATTAAAATCAATAGAAGATTATATTATAGAGCATAATATTGCAAACAATGATTATGGATATTATGTAGGCGGTATGAAACAAGATCAATTGAATATTTCATCTGAGAAGCAAATTATTTTAGCAACATTCCAACTTGCTTCAGAGGGCTTTAATGTACCTTCATTAAATACATTAATCTTAGCATCGCCTATCTCAGATATCCAACAATCTATTGGAAGAATTCTAAGAGAACGTCCAGAAAATAGAAAATATGTTCCGCTATGTATTGATATAGCAGATGAATTCTCTGTATTTCATAGAAAAAATGGTGCTCGTCTAAGATTTTACAAAAATAATAAGTATATGGTATCTTATTACCAAGACAATGAGAAATTAGAGATAGAAACCGGAGATAACAGATGTGATGGTGACGAAGATTGTAATACAAATAATGGTGGCGCAAAAAAAAGTAAAAAGCCTATGTTTATTAATGACGATGAGTAAAATATTATTGTAATATAGTAATAAGTATTATGAAAAAAGAGAATAGTGTATATGACTATTTTGAAAATATATTATGGGTAATATTGATAGTAATTCTCCTACTTGCCATAGGATATTACATTAATTATATTATGAACACTGTTGGTCGCGCGAATCGCCCATCGCATACAGAGCCTATGGCTCCCAATGGTAAAACAGCGCATCATAGCATAGTTCATGATATAGATAAACATAATTCACATGCTTTATCTATGGCGCCTCCTAAACTGGTCAATTTATATGAAGAAGATTATAAGGTTGTAAGAAATAAGAATGATATAGAATGTGTGAATAGAGATTCTATTTTACTATATGATAATACATATAATGCAGACAATGATAATTTCGACGTGGAACTTATGAGACCCTATCATAAAAATAATAAATTCTTAGAAGAATTAGAAAATGTATATAATACAAGAATATCTTCGCGAGAAGCTGGAGATATAGAAAATGACGAAATATACGAACACTCTTTAAGAGAACAGAAGACGGACTTACCATTAGCAAATATACCAGTATACGCTTTATTAGACAATAAACCTCTCAAATTATCTGATAGAAGAATTGGCGATATTCAATAATATAAAGATTATAATGATATATGTATATATATTATAAAATGTATCGGTACAGTATAAAAATTGCATATCTTCTATCGGTATTATCAGTATCAATTGCATTTTCCACGGCACCTATAGCTATTGTAAAACCTAATGCTATGATATCGGCATCAAATAATTACTTTACCCCTCTAAATGATTCCTTTGATATTTACAAATATAAATTATTTGAAATTAAAAATAATAGACTTAACCCTTTCACGACTTTTGCAAATCATTTTCGCAGTTTATTTTATCCCTATGAAAGAAAAATACCGTTGTATTACTATGTACATACGAATACTTCTCAAAGTATATAGCTTAGTAGCCTTTTATATACTGCATTTTCATAATTACCATAAGTAATCTCCTTCTTTTTATGCTTTAATAAATGTTCATTCTCTGAATTTATTTCTCGCAATTCAACATCTTTATTATCGATGCCGTGAAAAACATATCTATATTTATCTTGGATAAAGTAATATCCAATCATATTTTTATTATTATAAGATATTTATTTATATTTGTTTTTATATCTATAATACAAGCTTTGCTCAATATAAAAGACCTGTCTTTAGAGCGATCTTTAGACCTGTCTTTAGTATTTGCTATATATTTAGAGAAGTCTTTGATAGCTCTCTGAGAACATTTTATTTTTAAATTTTTGAAAAATAGCTCACATATCGGCATATATTTCAATGAGAACAATTCTTCGTTACTATAAAAAGCACGGTATTCATTGGCTATCTCATTATATTCTAATTTAGATACTAAATTATTTATAATTAATTCTGTAAATATATGCTGGGTGTTTGCGACATAATCTTTTAGATCAAAGAATGATTCGATAATACTATCTTCTTCACGATCCTCGTTATTTTTTAATTTTAGAAGAACCGGTCTTATCTTGTCTCTTATTTTTCCTCTAACAGACCACTCAGGAGTACTATCATATAAGTATGGTATTTTATTTATATTTGCATAATCAATAATATGCTTTTTCTCAACACATAGCAATGGTCTCCATATCTTTAGACTGTCTATCTCTTTTAAGGTTTCCATACCCGCTAAATTTCCGTAATTACTTTTATTAGAAATATTGGTCAAAATATTTTCAAAACAATCATCCTTATTATGTCCGAGCAATATGTATGTTCTGTCGTTTCTACTATTCTGTCTGTACATATCATATCTGATATTTTTTGTTATTTCTTCGTATAAATCTCGCAGACCATTATGCAAACAATCAATTCTCTTTAATTCGTTGATAGTCCTGAAATATAATTTGACGCCTAACTTATTACAATAATAGTTTACAAAATGCAATTCGTCTTCTGATGTTTCTCTATTATTATAATTAATATGAACTGCTATAATGTTTTTAATTTTTTTAGAATTATTAACATCTTTGATATATTTGCAAGTATACAAAGCTACCATGCTATCTACACCGCCCGATAAGGAAACGACAATTGTAGAATCATCGTCTATATTCCCAATTTTGTCTAACATATTGCTGTAGACAATATCATTGATAGAACATATAAGATTGTTTTTACAAGACATAGGATCAAGTATATCTTTATTAATATCTTCCCATCTCTTAACTGGTATTGTATTTTTCATAGATAAGGCATTAATATCTTTATAAATATTATTAAGAGTAGCATGGATATATCTTCTGCATTTTAATTTATCTTCGGCGTCCCCTTTATCGTATAGTAATATATAGTTACTAATAATCTCATATATTTTATCAATATCTTTCAAATGTCTATAAGGTAAATATATGAAACTCAATTCGTCTATTGAGAATATAGTAAAATTATTGCGATACAATAATATATTTGAAAATCCAACAGCCTTCCTTGTATATTCAATTACATCTAAAGAATCATCATATACACGCTTGTAATGTCTCGTAACTTGATCGAGTAATATAATACATGCTATTATTACCTTATTATCATAATTGCCATATTTACTATATTCCTCGTAAATATTACATGTGTAACATAGATATCTATAATATTTATCGCATAAATAAACATCTATTTGACTATTTTTAGAAAACCACCATTCTTTATTATCGAGCCATTCATAATATAAATTTAATAAATCTTGCATACCTTATTATGATGCCAAATTTTTATATATTTACTTTCTAAATTTCTTGAAATCCCTAACCGCTATTAGTTCGCCTTTATATTTTATATACTCTTTTCTTGAACCGAGTATCTTATATATACATCTTTCTTTTCCTTGTATAATCTTTTTCCACAAGATTTATTTATAGCTTTTTTCTTATTTGAAGAACCTCCTTCAAATTCTGGCGTACCTTCTCTCGAAAGATTTCGTTGAATTTTTCTAAAAAGTTCATAAGTGCATTTTTTTGTTATTCTATACTTATTATTTTGATTGTATATATTTATTTCAAAATTATAAGTATCATATAAAAAATCAAAATATTGATTTAGATTAATATTAGATTCTATAGATTCTGTTGGAAAGTTATTCGCATAAATTGATTCTGCTAAATCATCATAATATGGTAATAAAATATCAGATATTATAAAATCAGATATTATAAAATCAGATTCAATTTTATGATCAAAATAATCATCAATATGTAATAATCTAAGGTAATCTCTAATAATATCTTCATTATGTTCAAATAATTCTATATTTTTATCAAATTTAACAATGACTTTTTTAAATACAGATATAAGTTCACGAACAGTAAGAGGGGTATTTTCTTTTTTTCTTCTTGAAATAAAATTTTTATACACAGTAATTAAAGGCTCTCTTTCTCTTAATTTATAAACTAAATTATCGAGTGTTTCCGATATCATAATTATTCTAATTCTATTATAGCAAAGATAAATTATATTTTTTCATATTCATCTATACTATCATTATCGCTACAATTTTTGTCTTGTAAATTATAGACAGTAACCTTATCGTTTACTTCGTTTACTTCGTTTACTTCGTTTACTTCGTTTACTTCGTTTACTTCGTTACTGTTTAGCTTTCTGTTTAGCTTACTGTTTAGTTTTTTGTTTAATTCAATTTCTATACAATTATTTAATAATTTATCATATCTGCGCTGTAGTATTTTAAGTTTGGTATCTCTTTTATGTAATTCGAGTTTAAGTTTTTTAATTTCTCTAATACTTTCGGTCTCCTTGATATAGTTATTGATTACCCCATTGTCTTTAGAAAAAATATATAATAGATTTTCAAACATTTTTATATTTATTATATTGTATAATTGCTATATAATTATATACTTTTTATATAAAAAAAATGATATTATTAGATAATTCGGTATTTGGTGTCTTCTAAAGAGAATTAATTACTTATTGTTTGCATATTAGTAAGATTCTATTTCTATAAATTTAGATAATTGCTTACATTGCTTACATTACTTACCTTTCTTCTCAGTTAATCTTTGAAGTTTACCAGAAGACATTGATATATCTATCTTTATATAGGATCTTATGATAAATAATTATTCTAATATTTCATCAAAAATAGCAGGATTTCCCGATAACTCTTTCCAATCTATTTTTTTAGGATTTGCTTTTAATAATTCTATTGCTTCTGGATTTGGATTTTCTGATAACCAATTCCATTTTATTTTTGTAGGGTTTTCTTTTAATAATTTTATGGCACTCGAATTTGCTGATAACTCTCCCCAAGATATTTTTCTTTTATTTTTTTTAATAATTCAATTGCTTCTGGATTTGTATTGGATGATAAATTTGCCCAATTTATTCTATTATAATAACCTAAATCGTTATAATCATCTTCAGACATTTCATTTTCTTCATTAATTTTGTTTTTCAATAATTCTATAGCTTCTGAATTTGTATTGGATGATAAATTTGCCCAATATATATAATCACGATTTGCTTTTAATAATTCAATTGCTCCATCACTTGGATTTGCTGATAACATCTCCCAATTTATTTCATTATTATTTGCTTTTAATAAATCTATAGCAGCAGGATTTGCTGATAAAATACCCCAACTTATTTTACTTGGATTTGCTTTTAATAATTCAATTGCTTCTGAATTTGGATTGCTTGATAAACTTTCCCAATCTATTTTTGTAAGATTTGCTTTTAATAATTCAATGGCATTTGGATTTAATGATAACTTTTTCCAATCTAATTTCTCAGGAGGTATCCAGTCTTTTAGTTTATATTTTATTTTGAAAATGGTCTTGTATTTATTTACAATTTGTTCAAGGATATCATCTGGTAATACAGATAGGCTTCCTTTCCTTTTTGATGCATTAATGCTGTTTTTTACCTTCATTTTGTTCTTAATAGATTTTGGAGATGACTCGATATTCTCTGCGAAGACATTGATATATTTACAGAACTTTTTGAGCTGTTTCTCTTCACAACCTATAACTTTAGACATAATTCTAACCATCATCTTGTTACCACACATGGCTTCATAATCGGTCATACTGAGCTCAAATAGAGGATTATTAATTATCGATTGCATATCAGCAATTAGCCGAGTACTGGGCACAGAATCTATTCCCAAAAATTTAGATAACTGCTTACCTTTCCTCTCTGTTAATCTATGCAGTGCACCAGAAGACATTAGTGTGTATAAGTTATTCTATTAATGTGATAGAAAAATAAAACATTTTTATATTAATAATAAATAATTATTCTAATATTTCATCAAAAATCGCTGGGTTTTCTGATAAAAAATCCCATTTTATTATTCTATGATTTTCTTTTAATAATTTTATTGCCGCGGGATTTTGTGATAAACCAATCCAATCTATTTTTGAAGGATTTGTTCTTAATAATTCTATAGCTTCTGGGTTTGGATTTTCTGATAAATATGACCAAACTATTTTATCGGGATTTTCTCTTAATAATTCTATAGCTTCTGTGTTTGGATTTGCTGATAAAAATGCCCAAACTATTTGATTTTTATTAGCTTTTAATAATTCTATTGCAGCCGGATTTGGGTTTTTTGATAAAAAACACCAATCTATTTTTTTAGGATTTGCTTTTAATAATTCTACGGCTCTTGGATGTGGATTTAATGATAATCTATGCCAATTTATATTATCCTGATATGCTTCTAATAATTCTATAGCATTAGGATTTTGAGATAATCTATTCCAATCTATTTCATCAGAATTTTCTTTTAATAATTCTATAGCTCTTGGATTTGGATTTACTGATAAATTTGACCAAACTATTTTATCGGGATTTCCTCTTAATAATTCTATAGCACTGGGATTTGCAGATAAAAAATTCCAATTTATTTCATCAAGATTTGTTTTTAACATATCAATAGCATTTGGATTTGTATTTTTTGATAAATATTCCCAATCTATTTTATCTTGATATTTTTTTAATAATTCTATGGCTTTTGGGTTTGCTGATAAACCTACCCAATCTAATTTCTCAGGAGGTATCCAGTCTTTTAGTTTATATTTAATCCTTGAAAAAAGTGACTCATATTTATTTACTATTTTTTCAAGGATATCATC